GATGCGCGCGCCAGCGGTGGCGGCATCGGTGCGGCTGCTGTCGGAAACCATCGCGACGATCCCGCTCGACCTGTTCGAGCTTATGCCAAATGGCGAGCGGGAGCGGGCAATCGCGCAGCCACTGCATGCCATGGTGCACGACGCGCCGAACAACTGGCTGAGTTCGACCGACTGGCGCCGCCGGGTGATGAATGGCGTGCTGCTGCGTGGGAACCAGTATAACCGGATTTATTGGGCGGGCGATGGGTCGGTGCGCTCGATCGAGCCGCTGCCCAAGACCGTCACGCCCAAGCGGGTCAATGGGAATGTCTATTATACCGTCTACCAGGACGGACAAACCTACACGCTCAACGCCATGGACGTGCTGCATATCCGAGGCCCGTTTCAGAGCGAGGACAAGATCGAGGCGGACTCGCCTGTCGTCATTGGCCGGGAGTTGATCGCGCGCTCGATCGCGTCCGGCGAATATATTTCCCGGTTCTTCGCCAACAGTGCCGTGCCGAAAGCCGCCATCAAAATCCCCGGCGAGGTTGGGCCGGAGGCGACGGCGCGGCTGCGCAAGGATTTCGAGGATCGCCACAAGGGGCTGGAGAACGCGCACAAGCTCGTGATCGTGCCGGGTGGCATGGAGCTGACCACGCTGGGGTCTACGAACCAGGAGGCGCAGACGCTCGAACTCTACAAGCAGTCCGCGCTTGAGATCGCGTCGCGGCTTTACGGCATCCCACCGCACCTGTCGGGCGATATCGAGAAGCAGACGAGCTGGGGCGCTGGCATCGAACAGATGGATATCGGCTACGTCAAGCATGTGGTGCGCCCCTATCTGGTCGGCATTGAGCAGGCCCTGTCGATGGCGCTGCTCACGGCGGACGGCCGGCGGCGGTTCAAATTCGAGTTCAATGTCGAGGGCCTGCTGCGCGGCGACTTCAAGAGCCGCATGGAAGGCTACGCCATCCTCATCCAGTGGGGCATGGCGACGGTCAATGAGGTTCGCCGCAAGGAAAACATGCCGCCGATTCCCGGCGGCGACGTGCGGATGATGCCGCTGAATTACGCCCCGGCTGACCGGATCATGGACGTGCTACTGAAGGAACCCGCCAAGGCGATGCGGGCGATGGCGGACCTGCTGATCGAGATGCGCGAGCCCGGTGAGATGGAGGAATATGGACATGCATGACATCGAGCGCCGCGCCCTTGCGGTCGGGATCGACATTGAAACCCGCGATGACGGCAAGCGCACGCTGCGCGGCCACGCCGCTGTATTCAATGCGCTGTCCGAAGACCTGGGCGGGTTTCGCGAACAGATTTCGCCTGGCGCCTTTACGGATGCGATCGGCACGGATGATGTCCGGCTGCTCATCAACCATGAAGGCTTGCCGCTGGCGCGCAACCTGTCGGGCACGCTGAAGCTGTCCGAAAACGCGCGCGGGCTCGTTATCGAGGCCGATCTCGACGAGACTGATCCCGATGTCATGCGGCTGCTGCCCAAGCTGGTGCGCGGCGATGTTAACCAGATGTCTTTCGGCTTCTCGGTCCGCCCCGGCGGGCAGGACTGGGCCAAGGATGACGAGGGCCGCACGATCCGCACATTGAAGAAGCTCCGGCTCTTCGACGTCTCGGTCGTCACCTATCCCGCCTACACCCAGACGGACGTGGCGGTGCGCGAATTGCGGGCGTGGGAACAGGCGCTGAAGGCGCCCACGCCGTACAGATTGATGCAGGCCCTAGAGCGTCAGTCCAGCATCTAAAGGAACCGCACCTGCGGGGTTGAATAGGTCGGCATTCCGCCGGCCTTTTTTTTGGAGAATACTATGAGCGAACGGCTCAAGGAACTCCGCGCAAAACGCGGTGAGTTCATTCACGACATGCGCGCTATCACTGAGGCTGGAACCGTTGAGAAGCGCGACCTGACCGATGAGGAGGTAACGCGCCACTCGACCATTTTCGATGAGGTCGAAAATCTCGGCAAGCAAATCACGGCCGAAGAGCGCAGCATTGAGGCTGGCCGCCTCATCGCCGATCGGCAGGAGGAGCGCCAGGAAGATCGCGCCGCACCGAAAAGCGACGCCGAACTCCGCATGGCGGGCTTCCGGTCATATCTCAGCTTCGGCCGGATCGACGGCGAAGGGGCTGAGGAATATCGCGCCTTTCAGGCCGGTTCGGACACTGAGGGCGGCTTTCTCGTCGCGCCGGAGCAGTTCGTCCAGCAGATGATCCAGGCCGTTGACAACGCCGTATTCATTCGCGGCCTCGCGACCAAGTTTCAGGTCGGTCAGGCATCCTCGCTCGGCGTGCCCACGCTCGACACGGATGCGGAAGATACGGATTGGACGACCGAGCTGCTGACCGGCAACGAGGAAGACTCGATCCGCTTCGGCAAGCGCAATCTGTATCCTCATCCGATGGCGAAGCGCGTGAAGATCTCGAATGACCTGATCCGCAAGGCCATCATGCCTGTCGAGCGGATCATCATCGATCGCATGTCGTACAAGGTCGGCGTCACGCAGGAAAAGGCGTTCCTGACCGGCAATGGCGCAGCCCAGCCGCTGGGCGTGTTCACCGCATCGGCCAACGGCATCTCGACCGGCCGCGACGTCTTCACCGGCAACAGCACGACCGCCGTCACCTTTGACGGCCTGATCGAGGCGAAATACGCGCTCAAGGCTGCCTATTGGGGCAAGGCTCAGTGGCTCTTCCACCGCGACGCGGTGAAGATGATCACCAAGTTGAAGGACGGCGACGGCCAGTATCTCTGGCGCGAATCGGTTCGCGTCGGCGAGCCCGACACCATTCTCGGCATGCCGATGAATGTTTCGGAATATGCGCCGAACACCTTCACGACCGGCCTGTATGTCGGCCTGCTCGGCGATTTCTCAAAATACTGGATCGCCGACGCGCTGAGCTTGCAGATGCAGCGCCTCACCGAACTGTACGCCGAAACCAACCAGATTGGCTTCATCAGCCGCGTCGAGACGGACGGCATGCCGGTTCTGGAGGAGGCTTTTGCCCGCGTGAAGCTGGCCTAAAGCGCGAAATTGAAGGGATAAATCACCATGCAGCTCACCAATAAAGTCAAGACCATCCTCTGCAAAACGGCGGTTGCCGCCGGCAGCGCGGACATCACGGACGCCACGGCGGTCGATATGTCCGGCTATGAGGGTGTCCGGTTCATCTTCTCGTTCGGCACCATCACCTCCGGCGCGGTGACTTCGGTCGGCGCGTCTGCGTTGGCCACGTCGAGCCCGACCAAGGGAACCGACGATATCCTCGGCAGCAGCATCACCGTTGCCGATGACGGGGATGACAAGCTCTACATCCTCGACATCCACAAGCCGGCGCTGCGCTATGTCCGCCCCTGGGTGGACCGCGCCACGCAGAACTCGGTGGTCAACTGCATCATCGCCGAACTCTACGATCCGGTGAAGATGCCGGTTGCCGCCGATGCAACGGTCGTCACGCAAGAGCTGAGCGTCAGCCCGATCAACGGCACCGCGTAAAAGACCCCGCCGGGCGGCCAGATAAGCCGCCCCACCAATCCTTTCCCGTGTCCATCAGTGACTAGGCGGCGGAAAGCCGCTGTAGCCAACGGAGATTTATTATGGCCGACGCAACCTACAGCCCCAAAATATATAAGAAGTCCGGCGGCAACGAGATGGTCGTTGCATCTGGCGGCACGATCACCGTCGAGAGCGGTGGCGCCATCGCCACGCCCGGCGGCTCCAGCCTGCTTGATACCGTCCTCCATCTCGACATCGCTGACGGCTCGGCCGAGGCGGTCTATTTTCTGACTAGCCCAATCGCCGGCACGATCAGCAAGATTTACACGGTGATCGATGACGTTGTTTCGACCGCAGACATTACAGTTACCGGCAAAATCGGGGCTACGGCGATTACGAGCGGTGTGGTCACAATCGCCACGGCAGCTTCGGCTGCTGGGGATGTTGATGTAGCTACCCCGACTGCCGCGAATGTGATCACGGCTGGCGCGGCGATGAACTTCACAGTGGCCGGCGGCGGCGCTGGCGGCGCGCCCCGTATCCACCTCGCCGTGGTGATCACGCGCTGATGCAGATCCGCATGAAGACGCGCATCGCTGGGCCGGCGGTTAACGCCTCGCCCGGCGATATCATCGAAACCGACCGGATCACCGCCTATGCTCTGATCGAGGGCGGGTTCGCCGAACAGACCGGGGAGCCGGAAATCGCGACTGTGGCGGCGCCTGAAAGGGCGGTGCTGCACCGGGCGGGCAAGATGAAAGGACGCGGCCGATGAGCTACGCAGAGCGCCATAGCGTCACGGCGACGACGATCGCGGACGGATCGGCGACGGCCTATCTGCCGGTCGTCACTGGGCGCATTCATAGCCTCGCCTATACCAAGGTGGACTTCGCCGATGGCGTGGATTTCACGATCACCGCCGAGGCGACTGGCCAGAGCATCTGGACCGACCAGAACATCAATGCGAGCGAGACGGTTTATCCGCTGGCGGCCGGCAATCTCGGCGCGACCGGCGCGGCGTCCACACTGACCGAGGTTCCCATCGTCCTGGCCAATGACCGGGTCAAGATCGTGATCGCGGCGGGTGGCAACGTCAAGACCGGCACATTCACCATTACCGTTTCCTGATCCGGGAAACCTCTCCCCCCGGCCAACTGGGGGGCCGCTCCTAAACCGGGGCGGCCCTTTTCTTTATTCCAAGAGAGGGGCGCGCCCATGTGGTATCCCGCCGCCATCACTGCGGCAGGCGCTGAGCCGATCACGCTCGCGCAGGCCAAGGAGCAATGCCGTATCGAGGCGGACGATCTCGATTCCGATACCCATCTCACGCGCCTGATCACGGTCGCCCGCGCGCATGTCGAAGCCTATACCGGCGCCCGGCTGTCGACGCAGACGGTCGCGGTGAAGGCGGATTGCTTCGCCGACATGGCGCGGCTGCCGGTGGCGCCCGTCCAGTCGGTTTCGTCGATCGGCTATGTGGACACGAACGGCGCGGCCCAGACCCTCGCCAGCTCGGTCTATGAGCTGCGCGCGGACGGGCTGGAGACGGCGATTGTCCTGAAATATGATCAAACCTGGCCATCGATCCGGTCCGGCTCGCGGATCACGCTGACAGCGGTGGTCGGCTATGCGACGGTGCCGGAAAGCATCGTCCACGCGTTGCTGCTGCTTGTCGCTGACGGCTTTCACCAGCGCGAGAATGTGAAGGCGGATATCGGCACGGCGCTCGACGGGCTGCTCGCCAACAACCGCCGCTGGCGCTTCTAAAATGAAGGCAGGCCCGCGCAACCGCAGGATCACTTTCCAGCGCAGCATTTCAACCACGGACGATTATGGCGGTAGAGTTGAAAGCTGGGTGATGCTCTGCCGCGCTTTTGCCTCTGTCGGCTTCGGCACAGGCCAGGAGCGGCGCGAGGCAGCGCAGGAAAGCGCGAGCGCGCCGGCTACCTTCCGCGTGCTCCACAACAGCCACACGGCCAGTATTCTGCCCACCGACCGCATCCAATATCTCGGATCGGCCTGGGACATCACGTCCGTGGTTCCGCTCGGATTTCAAGAAGGCTTCGAGTTCGTAGCCATCCGCCTACAGCCAACAGGAGATTGAAATGGCTTTGACTGCCCAAATCACGACCTCGATCGTTGCATCGCTCACGGGCGCGCCGGATGTCGGCGCCGTATCGCAGGAAATCTCGGACAAGCTGCGGCTCACGCTGACCAGCGGGACCGGCGCCAATCAGGCGAACAACATTTTTACCGACGATTTCTCGATCGTCGGCGCGGGCACGCAGACCTATGACCTTGCGGGCGCGCTGACCAACGGCATCGGCGGAACGGCGATCTTCACCGCGATCAAGATGATTGCGATCAAGAATAACGGCACGACCGCGCTGACCTATGGCGGCGGCTCGGCGTCGTTCCTCGGCTTCCTCGGCGACGCCACGGATGAGATCGTTGTCCCGGCCGGCGGCTTCATCGTGCTCGCCGATCCCACGGCAGCGGGCCAGGCCGTGACCGCCACCACCGCCGATCTGATCACGCTTTCCGGGACCGATGTCTCGGGCACGATCTACATCATCGGCGAATCCTGATGACGAGGGTCAAGCTCTCGGGATTTCGGGAGCTTGACCACGCCCTTGCGCAATTGCCGAAGGCTGTGGCGCGCAACACCCTACGCAGGATTGGCAAGGAGGCGCTGGAGCCGATGGCGGCCATTGCCGCTGCCAGGGCTCCGGTGGATGAAGGCAATCTGGCCCTGTCGATCGCGGTTTCCGAACAGCGGACCAGGCGCGCGTCGCGCGGCGGACGCGACCCGAAGACCAGCATCGAAATCGCGATGGGGCCAGCGGGCGGGTTCAGCGCGCTGCCCTATGCATCATTCGTGGAGTTCGGGACGGTCGATACCCCGGCGCAGCCCTATATGCGGCCAGCCTTCGATCAGGAGGCTGAGGCCACCATCAAGCGGTTGCAGGAGTCCCTGGCGAAAGAAATCACCAAGGCTGCGACGGCGGCAAGGACGGGCTGATGGATATGCAAGCCGCCCTTCGCGCCCGGCTGGTGGCGGACGCGGGCGTTGCCGCGCTTGTCGCGGGCCGCATCTATTGGGTTCAGGCGCCGCAGGATGACGGGCTCCCCCGGATCACGCTTCAGATAATCAGCGATGGCCGCCCCCAAACATTCCATGGGTTCCAGCCGCTGCGCTCGACCAAGGTCCAGGTTGATTGCCGGGCGGCATCCTACAGCGCAGCGAGCGCTATCGCCGAAGCGGTGATCGCGGAACTGGCGACGCCCGAAACAAGCAACGGAATCATTTTCGGCCGACCACAGATAGATGCCAAGCGCGATGGCGATCTGTTCGAGCGGTCAAATGCTCAGGAAATGCACCGAACCTCTCTTGACCTGATCATCTGGTGGAGCGTGTCAGCCTAGCCAGCTTCTTC